TGCCCCTGCGTATGCGCGCTCGCCAGGCGGACCAAGCGACACACAGGGGTGGAATGCGTCACTCGCGTTCGGGCGCGAGGGTCCACCTGGCAAGGCGATTACGCGAGGGCGATTTTGATGTCGTTGACGCTGCCGACAGCCGAGGCGTGGGCCGGGGAGTCGGAGAAGTCAACGTCGAGTCCAGCGCCATTCTCGGAGTACGAGAAGTTGTCGAACTGGACCGATTTCAGGGTCGTGTTGACAACGAGGCCAGCGCCGGAACCCTGCACGATAACCACGTCAGTAGCAGCTTTCGAGGCGGCGAGATTCTTGAGCGTGGCGAGATTCGCGCCCGCAGAGTCCGCGAACTTAAGGGACTTCAGGCTGACACCGCGACGGCCCTGCACAACAGCAGTACCGTACATGCCGCCATCCATGCGGATCTTGCGCCCGGTGTCGCCGCTGATCTGCGCGGACACGAGCTCAACAAGCGAGTTGCCGCCGATTGAGATGGAGGTGGAGACGAAGGACGGGACAATGGCACCAGTGATCGACGGCGAGCCGGGATCGGCGGGGAAGCCAGTAAGGCTGGCCTTGCCAACCGTGTCCTCGTTCGAGAAGTTATCAGTTTCGAGCAGCCAGAGCATAGCGAAATCGGCATCGATCGCCATGTACCCGTCGCCGCCCACATTCAGCGAGAAGTTGCCGACTGTGCCGCCGTAGCCGAACTGAGACGTGCCGCCGCCAGATTCGTTGAAGACCGCAGCGCAGAACGGGACGGAAGCACCGTCCGAGAGGTTGTACGTGACGCTGGTGCTCGAAACGGTCGTAGCGTCCACGCCGAAAATGTTCTGCAATAGAAGATGCAGGTCAGGCTTTGTCCCTGCCGCGCCGGAAGGAATGAACGGGCACGAGACGGAGCCACTGGCAGACTTCCGGCCTGGAATCCCTGCGAGCATCGAGCCTGTTCCGGTCTTGTAATCCGCCTGAATCGGCACGACCATCCGTCGCAGATCCGCTTTCGTGAACGGGATGAACTTTGCGCCCGTATTGGTCCACGTGCCGGTGGAGTTCGGAACCGTCGCGAGCAGAGTTTGCGGCGCGAAGTACAGCCGACGGAGTACCGCAGAACTGAAGATCGTATCGGACATTTAGTTTTCCTCGGGGGTGGATTCGGAAACGGGTTCAGGTGTGGGTTCGGTCGCCGCAGGGTTGCGAACTTTTTCGAGCTCGATGAGCGCCTCGGCCTGCGTCATTCCGTCGCGGAACATGGACGCCGGGATGAGCGGAAAGCCGTTGTCGATGCGCTCACGGGCATATCCGGGATCGAGTTCGACGGAGCCGCCGAAGATGAGGCCGTGAGGGCCAATGCAGCCGACGCGGCCAACAAAGACGAAAGTTTCTTTCATGTGGGAATCCTTTACGGAACGAACACTTGGAACTTGCCAGACAGGTCGAACCATTGCCGGTAACCGTTGTCGAGCGCCATCAGCTTCGAGCGATCAATGCGCGTTTCGCGAGCGAAGATGAGCGAAGCGTCCGCGGTGGCCGGCCACGCATAGGCGTTGAGCGTCTTCAGCGCGGCATCCTCGAAGGCATCCATGATGTCCTCGGTATTGTTCGTCTCTGCGCCGTCGCGGGGGCTGATGATGCCGCAAATGTGGAAAATCACGCCGCCGCTGAATCGCATCCCGCGCACGCGGCCATCGTCCACAGCGGGCTCAGTCCAGAGCGCCATTACGGGCTGGTTGTCGATATCGAACAGGGGCGACAACTCAATCTCGCCGGGATCAATCGCCACCTGGCAGAAATTCCGCGAGCCGGTCGAGAAATCGAACGAAACCGGGTCAACGCCGTATTCGGCCGCGACGGCCTTGTGGTTGTCGTTGAAGCCGGCATCGAGTGCCGCTACAACCGCGTCGCGGACTGCCTTGCGGTAGTGAAGGCCGGTCATGCCGCTTTCCGTTTACTGAAGATTTGGAGTGCCCGCGTAACGCCCATGTTGCGGACGTTCTCGCCGAACATCTTTTCGGCCGCCGCGCGCAGTGTTTCCTGATTCGAAGGCGACCACGAAAAGAACGGATCGCGCTGCTCATTGGCCTTCGCTTTTTGCCGAGACGATACCGTGGTGAACGCGATACGGACAAGGGTTTCCGTCGCCAGTCGAACGGACAGTTTGTCCCACATATGGCTTCCGCCCTGCCCGATGCCGATCAGATCGCGCATCCCGACGAGGCCGTGCTTAACTTTCCACGCCGCGTATCCGCTGCTGATGAAGTGCGGGCCGGAGGCGTCCCTGTGGCTGAACGTGGCCTTTGCTCTGCCCGGCTTCAGCGGCTTCATGCGCTGGTCGTCACTGCCGAGGCCGAGAGCGGTACGCCTCTTCAGATCCTGAATGCCGAGCTTCCCCAATTGCATCATCTGCTCCTGGCGAAACAGGGAATCGGAGCCGAGGCCGAGGCCGCCGATGCTGCTGCCGGTGGTTTTGATCGTGATCATTTGGAGGTGAGGCGGATTTTCAGTTCGGCCCAGCCGACAGCGGCATCTTTGAAGATTTCCTGAACGAAGTAATCGCCACTCGGGATAGAGGCATACCCGGAGATGGTGACGATATCGCCCTTCTGTGGGCCTTGCGGGATGTCCGCGACCTTCACCAGCAGGGACGCGAGAATCGGGCCGTCCGGGCTGGTGTATTCGCCGCCGGCGTTCAGTGATCCCGTGATGGCGAACGCCGCCAGTGCGGTGAAACTGCTGCTCGCGCGTCGCGAGTACGTGAAGTTGGAGGATGAGCCGAAGACGCCCTGGATAGTAGTCAGGGCGACTCCAGCCAGGGCGTCAAATGGGCTCATGGGGTTAGTTCGAGAAGGCTACGGCCTTGAACTTCTTGCTGGTGGTGACGGTCACGACCACGTTGGTCCCGTCATGCGTGCCTTCCGTGACAACGTAAGTGCCGGTCGTGGCGGGCGATGTGTCGGTCGGGAAGATGATCACGGTGCCGGGGGTGACGCCCAGACCGTGCGCGACATTCTGCGCGGAGCCGGTGCCGGTCTGTTCGGTGGACTTGAAGACGGCCTTGGCATCGCCGCTCAGACGGACACGCACGGTCGCATCACCGGACGCCGTGCCGAGCGCGTTCGAGCCGTCGCTGTTGATGAGGCAGGCGCGACCGATCAACCAGTTGGACTGCGCGGTGCTGGTGCAGTACTTGTTGGAGTTGTCCCAGTAAACCGGGTCACCATCCGCGAAAGTGCTGGTGGTTTTCTTGATGTCGATAACGCCAGTGATCTGGAATTCCCCAACGGCACCGCTGGCGTAAGTGGACTGCGCCACGCCGAAGATTCGGCCAACCATGCACCCGGCGCCGCTTGCCACGTCATATGGCGCGGTGAGCGAAAGAACATTCCCTGCGTGAGAGTAATTCTGCATTGAAATCTCCTGAAAATGTGGATGTCTGCGGGAATGGGGCGACCGAAGCCGCCCCGCCACTTGAGCCGATTAGGCCCCGGCGTTCCGGTAAAGGCCGCGGTAGTCGATCGTCTTGCAGCCGAAGTCCAGCCGCGCTTTGATCTCCATGCCGTCGATCTCGAAACCGTTACGGGTTTCCATGTAGACGCCTTCCTGACCTTCGAGGTAGTCGTATTCAATGGTGTCGATCTGGCCGGGATCGGCGGAAGCGTACCAGGCCGTGCTGCTGGCTGCATCGAGACGCGGCTCCGAAATGACCTGCATGGTCCCGTTGTAGGGGTTGAAGTCGCTCGGCTTCGTGTAGACGATGGTGGTTGCCGCGACGTACTGCTTCGCAATGGCGTCGAGGGCCACCGGGACAAGCAGGTATTTCGGCTGCAGGTTGAGGAAGCCGATGGAGTTGAGGCCCTTCTGCTTCCGCATGGCGGTGGTCATCACGCCGAGCGCCGCGACGCTGATCGCCGTCCCGCTGGAGGTGTAATTCACGTGGTTCGTGGCGTCGAACAGGGCGTGCGTGTCGTTCATCACGTACGGTGCCGAAGTGCTGGTGCCGTTGGTAATGATGGCCCAAACCAGATCGCTTTCGAGGCGAGCGGCAGCGCGACCATGGGATTCAGCCAGGCGATTGAATGCCCCGAGGTCGTCATTGATCATCGCGACGCGACCGAGGGCGAAAATCTCGCCGTACGTGCCGAGTTGGATGGTTTCCTTGCTATCCGAGACGCTGGACCGCTTGAACTCGCCATTTTCGCCAATCGGCTGCAGGGTCTGCACGTCGCCGATCTGCGTGCGGCTGCCGGGCTTGAAGTCCGACAGCGTACCGCGCTTCGTGAACGCTTTGAAGGTCTGCGGCTCGGCGTCATAAGCGCCGCGCAGCGTCTTGTTCATGACGTTGGCGAGGATCGACGGGAAGTCCGCTGCGCTGGAATAACCAGAGCCCGCGAACTCGACAAAATCGCCGTTGGGGCGACTGCCCTTGAGAATCCGGCCGGCCAGTTCGGTCTTGCTCATACCGGCGCATTTCACGCCGTCACGCTCGAGTAGCGTGCGGCCGATTTCCAGCAGCGACATGCCGCGGAAGTCGCGGCCAGTGTCCAACTTGTTCGGGCCGGGGTTGACGCGGTGGAGGATGCAGTTTTCGACGGCGAGGGCCATCTTTGTGCTGGCGTCCTGCCCAACGGCTACATGGCCCTGCGTCGGGTCCGTGGCGGTTGTGGCTGCCAGTTTGTCGAATGCCGCGGCGCGGGCCTGTTCGACCGTGTTGCCGTTTGCGATCACGCCGGGCAGGAAGTCCGCGCCGAGTCGCGCCACCATCGGCAAGAAGGCCGCGTTGAGAGAGGCGACGCGAGCGCGTTCCGCTGCAAGTGCTTCAGTTCGGGCCGCCGCCAGTGCCGCTTCGTTAGCTGCCGCTGTCGCTGCCGCCTGTTGAGTTTCGTCCATGTGTAACTCCTCGTGGGCAGTTGCCCGTTCTTCAAGCTGAGCTTCGATAACCTGATGCGAGAGGAAGCCCGCTCCCGCGTCCGCGCCGATTGGCACCGCCGAAACTTCCATCGGCTGCCAATCGATCGCGAGGTAACTTTTTTTGGTGCCTTCCGGCGCGTCCTTCGGCGTAATATTCTTCAGCTTCCGGATTGAAGCCCCCACGGATACGTTCCGCAAAATGCCGTCGTTCACGTCATTGCGGATCGGGTCCACTTCGGGGCGCTTCGAAAATCGAACCTGTGCGGTTCCCTTGCCGCCATTGAGGGCCGCTGACTGAATAACGCCGATCACGTCAGAGAGGTCGTACGAACTGTGATTGTTCAGGAACGGGGCGCCGCCGCTTGCCAACCGCGACATGTCACAGTGGGCGGGGTCCATCGACAGCGTAAGGTCGTATCTCTCGCCCGTGCGCCAGTCGTAACGCTCGACAGCGGTACCGGTGTACCAGTTGATGTTTGCGGTATAGCCAGAATCTCCAGCAGCGCCGGAAGCCGCCAGTTCATCGAGCGTCGCGGGCGTGATTTCGGCGTGCAGCCATTCAATCTCACGCTGTTCGGCTTGCTCGACCTGTTCAGTCTTTCCCGGTGGCGTTTTCTTTCGCATTCGTGCCTCCTTCTGTGGGCGCTTTCTGAAATGCACCCGTGCGGCGGTCTACCTTATCGACTTCGAAATCGAACATGATGCCCGCTGCGTCGAGTTGCTTTTTCCGCGCGATGATCTTCCCCATCTGCGCTTCGGGATCGTGGCCTTTTTCGATAACGGCCTGATCCCATGTCTTTGTGCCGACGCGGAGCGCCAGTAATTCCGCTTCGCCGTCTTCGACCGGCTGGACACTCTGCCATGGCGGCGGGGTCCACTTCACGCCGTAGTCGCGTTCGGAAATCTTGCCAGCGGTGAATGCCGCGTCGATGAACTTTTGCCAGATGCGCTGCAAGCACATCTCAATCAGCACCGTTTTCCGGTACGCTTCGATGTCCGCGCGAACTTCGATCTGGCCGGCCTTGTGGCTGCTGAAACTCTCTTGCGAGAGGTCCATCGTCATCTGGCCGTAGGTCACACCCGCGCCCGCTGCTAGCCGGTGCTGTTGCTTGCCGATAAAGGCGTCCGTGCCGCTCGTGTCGGCCGGGGCGATGGCGCTGATCTTCTCGCCCGGCTTAAGGTACTGGATCATTCCCGGCTCGATAGTCTCGATCCGGTTGCCGTTCTGATCCGTGGACTGCCCGCCGAGTGACGGACCTTCGGAACCTTCCGCCTGCTCGACCGCGATCCCGAAACAGGCCGCGATTTTGGCCTTCATCTGGAGGGCGTCAAAATAGCCGTCGAGGTCGTACGCCGTCATCATCGCGGAGGCGAGCATTGGGACGCCGCGGACCTGACCGGGGCGCTCCTTCTCGTAAACGTGCGTGACCTGATCGGCGGGGATCAGCTTCGAAACGAAGCCGTCTTTGTTGGCGCGCACAACGTCGCCGGGATGCCAGCCGAAAAGCCAATAACCGGAGCGCTTGCCGAGTTGGTCGAACGCAACACCCGCGACCGTGGGACCACCGCTGTCATTCGGCCAATACTGGCGGCTGGAGTCCAGATAATCCGGTTCCAGCACTTGAATCTGATACGGAACGTGCAGGCCGTCAACGATTCGCCGGTAACGGTCCCGAATGATGACCTCGCCAGATAGCCGTATCGTGGCGTCAATCAGCCTTTCGAGCCCCTCGAAGGTAAGCTGGCCATCCGCGTCGCATTCCGTCTTCCAGATGCCGTAAGCGGCGTCGATCTGCTGATTCAGCGCTGCGTTACCCGTGTCGGCCTGCGGGATAATGCCCTTCCCAACCGTGTTCGCGTTCAACGATCGCAGTGCGCGCCGGATCGTCGGGTTATTGCGCTGGAGATCCCGGCTTCGCGCGCGGAGATTCGGCAGATCCGGCCCGTTTTCGGCGTTCGCGGAAGTTCCTGTAGCGTTCCAGTTCGAAGTTCGGCGACCACGAGCGGCGCCGTCGTACCGGAGCATGGCATCTGCCGCCGCACGGGCCTGTACGCGCTTCAGCCCGGCACGCGGGTCGAACCATGAGACGGCTTTATCCAGCCAGGTAGCCTTCATCATGCGTTGTTCTGGCCGAACGGGTCGATTAAATCCTGCGTGGCGCACGGGGCGCTCGAATCGCGCGTGTACGAGGTCAGGGAATAGCGTTTCGTGGTGCTATTGAGGCCCAACGAGACGCGCATCGTGTCGCGGATACGCATCATTTCGTCGAGCGATCGGTATGTGGCCCGCTTCCCGTCGAACTCGCAGGAAAGCGCACCTGTGGCAATGGCGGATTCGAGGGCGTCGAGTTGGGTTTGGGTAAAGGCCATGTTTATCTGTTCAGCCAGCCTTGCTGGCGTGGAATCCAACCGCTCGACTCGCGGCGTTGCGCTGCTATTACCGGCGCGGCGGCTACCGGAGCGACGATGGACGCTTCCGGCATCGGTTTGCTTCGTTGCTGCAGGGCCGCGCGGTCAATTAAGCCCGCTTCCAGGTCAGCCCACCATACGTCTCGCTGAGCGTTCCGGTCCAGCCCTGCGTGCGATGCAGCGGCGCGCGCGTAATTGCGGCAGTCCAGCGCCTCGTTGCGGTCCCGCGTCTTGATCCACTCACTGCGCGGGTAGCCTTTGACTAGTCGCGTTACAAGCTGCTCGGCGACCAGTTGGCGGAATACCTCTTCGCTGAATGCCGGATAGTGGCAATAGCCGGGCGGATACTCCATCCCGGCGATAAACGCTTCGTCTGTCGGCTTCTCCAGCCGCAACCAGCCGTAAAATTCACTCTTCAGCGCCGATACATTCAGCGGCCAGACCTTCACGCCGCGCTTGATGCGCTTGCCGGAATGGGCGATATCAACGTCGGTCGGGACGCCGACGATTCCGGCGCCGTGATCCGAGCCCTTCACAACCATCACGCGGCCCGGTGCCTGCTTTCTGGCCCAGGCGTAAACTTCCTGCGTGGCGTAACCGGAGTCGATCGCGAATTTCTCAATCCGCATATCGACGCCGTACTCATGCTGGTACGTCGTGCTCAGGAACTCGGTCAGCCGGTCCCAGACTTCGGGGCGGTTCGTGTCGCCGTCGAGGACTACGTGATCCACGCACCAGGACCGCTTACCGCGGCCCCATGCGTACGGGTAAATCTCGATTCGATCCTTTTGAACGTCCGCGCCCGCCGTGATGAACAGGCCGCCATCGGGAACCATCCCTTGCGGGTACGATTGCCGGGATCGCTCATACAGGCGCTGCCATTCGGGAGCGTCGCCTTTCTCGGTCCAGTCTTCAGCGAGGTCGGTATTGATGAAGGCCCGGAGGTCTTCCAGCGCCTCGGCGCTTGTGTTCGCCGTTACCGCGATCCACTTTTGCACCATCTGGGAAAGCCGGTAATTCGGCGAGTAGAGATGCCCGAGAGCGCCAAAGCCGAGAGTGCCGCGAAACGGCTTACTCGGTCGCCACTCAATCGGATCGCTTGCTGCCGACTTCCATCGTTGCGCGTCATTCCAGTGGATGCCGCAATGCTCACAGATGTAACGGGAACTTGCCGGCTGATCTTCAACCGGAAGCGTCTTATCCCACCAGACCTGCGCCCATTTGAGGCGCTGAAACTCGCCGCAACTCCAGCAACCGCAATACGGCTCCCGTTGATCGCTCTGCTGATACTTGCGATCGATCGGCGAATCCGGCTTTGTCGGCGAGCAGCAGTAAATGCGCTTCGCCCGATCACCGAACGTCGCCGTGCGGCGCTCTGCCAGTTCGGTAAATGTGCCTTCCTTCGTCGTCTCGTACTTGTCAATTTCGTCATGGAAGGCGTAACGAATCGAGCGACGGGCGGCGTTGCCAGCGGCACCAGCACCGACCAGTGACCAGGAGCCACCGGGGAATTCTTTGTACAAGACCGTGTTAGCCGTCGAGCGGCTTTTCGGGTCCGAGATGATCGCCCGGAGGCCGGGAATATCCCGGACCATCTTCGTCAGGCGCTCTTTCGAAAACGTCTCAGCGTCTGTCTCGGTCGGCTGCGATATCAGGCACGGGCCAGGATCTTCGATAGCCACATAGGCCATCGCGCACTGAATAAACAGCGTCTTAACTACCTGCGTGCCGACCTTCAGCACGATATCCGTTACGGTCGGATCGGTGAAGGCGTCGAATATCTCACGCTGGTAACTGTAGAGCCGGAGGCCACCTGAGGCGGCGGAATACTCCGACGAAAGAACGAAATTCTTTTCCGCCCATTCGGATAGCGGCAGGCGTTCCGGTGCGCGCCAGAGTTCGCGCCACTGCTCGAATAGCCCGGATTCTCTCAGGCCATCAGTGAGGGCGGTTCGAACTGCCTCAACTTCTGCAGGACTTGAGAGATCCTGTCCGTCACCATCTTTTCGCATACAATCGGGTCGAGCTCGTTGGCGAGTCGCTCCCGCAGCTCCGGACCGATACGCGCCAACTCATCGCGTGCCGTGATAATCATCCCGGCAACCCAGTTGTTAATCAGGGCGGTATCGACCAGTTTTCCTTTTTGCTCTTCGACCTTCAGTTCCTTTTCGCGTGCCTTCGCCCATTCGAGGCGACGACTGGCTTCGGCCAAACTCAGATCACCTTCGACGGACTCGGCTTCTTCGTCGCCAGGCTCCGGAGGCCGGGCCGGCTGTTGCTGTTGCATCCTTGCCGCCCGGCTCAACGCCGGTCGCGTGCTCGCCTTGATCTCTCGCCTGGCGCGCTGTACGTAATCGTCAACATCGAAAGCGCCCTCGGGTATCGGCGGACACCGGCCATCGGTAATTGCTTTCTTCAGGCCGTTGTTCGAAAGGCCGTCGATTCGTTTTGCCAGCGCGGTCAGGCTGCGCGGGTCATTGGGGCGGGCCATCAGTTCGTCGGCAATTTGGCGCGGAGCAGAAACAGCGCCTGCAGTTCGGCGTCGGTAATTCGTTCGGCCAGCGGGAACATCTTCGGCGGCGTCGGTAAGTC